CATAACCCCCCTACCCCTACCCCTACCCCTACCTATACCATTACTAAAAATAAAGTAAGTTATTCCCCTCACTTTTTAAAATTTTGGGATTTGGTAAGTAACAAGGTAAGCAAGGGAACAGCAGAAAAAAATTATATTAGATTAGAAAAAGAATGGCTAGAAAAACCAGAAGAATTAGCTAAAATGTATAATGAGTATTATAATTCTGTTGAGGATAAACAATTTGCCAAACAACCCGCTTTCTGGATTTCAGCTAAAAAATACCTAGACGAAAACCCAAAAAAGCAAAGCACTCAAACGGTAGAGCAGTTTCATATGAGGTTAAAAATATTTAAAGAAGCGATACAAAAGAAAGAAGGTAGTGCATTTGTACACAAATTTGCAAAACAACACTCATATGACGTTGAAAGAGCCATTAAAGAGGGTCATTTTACCAAAGATGAAGCGGTAAAATATTTAGATATGGAGAATTGGGTATGAATAATTTGAAAGTATTACCAGATGACTTTGAAGAAGCATTTATTGGATTTGCTGAAAAAAACATGAAAAGTAAATTTATAGCAATATATGACAGAAATAAATGTATTGATATTGCTATGAAAAATCTAAACTGTGATAAAGAAACAGCAATAGTATGGTTTGAAAAAAATATTGATGAAACATTATTAGGTGAATATGACCCTCTAATATTATTTCCTATGTCATATATACAATATTTAGGTGCATATACTGCATTTCATAATATTAAAGATGAAGAAGATTGATGTTTTTAGATAATGGTTTGACATTAGAGCAACAGGAAAAAATGGATAATATCTATGAATCTTTAATGTCAGACCTTAAAACTTTAAATGTAAAGCTATATCAAACACTTAGGGCAAAAGAACTAACAGAAAAAGATGTTATGAAACTTATACATAGTAAAAAAGAGAAAGTTATAGAGAATGAGCAAGGTCAATATCAACTTTTTGAGGAATAAAATGAAAATAAAAAAAGCAAAAGATAGTTATTATGAGATAAAGCAAATATGCAAAGACTTAAAAGAAAATAACTTGAAAAAAAGAATTAAAGAAGAAGGTAGATTTGAAGATGTACCAAAACATATTTCAGACAAAGATGCAGAAGGTAGTTTTAGAAGAAACTCATACATGAACTTTTTTCAATCTGTAAAATATCATTTTGACCAGACATTGCTAACACAACCATCTGGGGTTACAGCTACAAATAAAAACTATGATTATGCTAACAGGAAATTTATTGAGCAACTAGATTAGGTGGATTTTACAGGGTACAAACACACATAGGGCATAGTTTACCCCTACTGTATGGCTCTTAAATCAAGCCGAAAATGTATGAAAAGTAAAAATATTGTAGATTTTTAGAAAAATATTAGATAAATCTTAATTACCTAACTATGGGGTAAATAGGAAATGGCAAGACCAAAAAAATATAATATCAAAGAAAACGAAGTAAAAAAATTAGCATCTTATGGTTGTAGTAACGTAGAAATAGCAGACTTTTTTGGTTGTGATGAAAGCCTTATTAGAAAGAGTTATTCCGAATTTCTAACAAAAGGTAGAGCAGACATGAAAATCAAACTTAGAAAGTTGCAATGGAAGTCAGCAGATAAGGGCAATGTTACCATGCAAATATTTCTAGGTAAGAATATTTTAGGTCAGCAAGATAGATTAGAAACAGCAGAATTAGATGAACCTTTAGTATGGTCTGCTGATTAATGCCTTTAACAAACCCACAAAAGAATGTAATACAAGATGATTCAAGATTTAGGGTACTAATTACAGGTAGAAGGTTTGGTAAAACATTTGTTGCAATCAATGAAATAGCTAAGTTTGCAAGTATTCCCAATAAAAAAATATGGTATGTTGCACCAAGTTATAGACAAGCAAAAGCTATATGTTGGGGTGTTTTAAAAGAAAAAATGATTTATCATAAATGGGTAAAGAGTATTAACCATAGTGATTTGACACTTACACTTAAAAATAATAGCCAGATTACACTTAGGGGATCAGACAACGAAAGTAGCCTTCGTGGTGTTGGGTTACATTTCCTTATACTTGACGAATTCCAAGACATAAACAAAACAGCTTGGTATGAGGTTCTAAGACCTACATTATCAGATACAGAAGGTCATGCTTTATTTTGTGGAACACCTAGAGGGTTTGGTAACTGGTCATATGATCTATACAAAATGGGTGAAAACAATAAAGATTGGAAAAGTTTCCAATATACAACCCTAGAAGGTGAACAAGTATCAGAAGATGAAATAGAACAGGCAAAACAAGATTTAGATTTAAGAACATTCCAACAAGAATACGAAGCTACATTTGTAAACTATTCTGGAATGATTTATTATAATTTTAGTAGAGATAAAAATATAATTGAAAAATATAATAAAAATACAGGGGTTTTACATATTGGTTTAGATTTTAATGTAGACCCAATGAGTGCTGTGGTATGTATTATAGAAAATGATAGAATTATTGTCGTAGATGAGATACAAATATACAGCAGTAATACAAATGAAATGTGTGATGAAATTAAAACCAGATACAAGAATAAGCAGATAGTTGTTTATCCAGACCCAAGTGCAAGGCAAAGAAAAACGTCTGCGGGTGGATTAACTGATTTAGCTATATTGAAAAATAATGGTTTTGATGTAAGATG